CAGCGACGACATGATCGAAACCGGCTGCTCGAATACCGTCTTCGGAATGTGTGCCGACCGCCGCACGAGGTTCATGAAGAACGCCACGCCGGCCGCCTGCCTACCGTCCATCCATTTCTCCGCGAAGTGTCGGGCGCCGCTTACCGATGTGTGCGTGCAAGGCGGGTGGAAAATTGCCAAGTCCCACGGGTAATCGATCACGTCGAAAATGTCGCCGCGGTAGTGCGGGCCCTCTGTGCGTGACGGCATCAGGTCGCACGAGAGAACCTTGTGCCCCATAGCGGCGAATGCATCGCGCACGGTTCCTGATTCTTCGCAGCCAACGAGAATGTTCATATCGGTTTCAGGTTTATTCGAAAAAGAGCGGCCGGGGATGCGCCGCTCAACGCTCGTCACGCAGCTACGCTTGCATTCGGCTTGCGGGTTATTGCGGGTATGTTGCCAATGCGAATGCTTACCTGGTCGTGGTTATCCCGCGCAAGGATGGCTGCGGTTGCCGCGATCAGGTTGTGCGTCAGTTGACTTGTAGGCGTGATAGAGCGCAGGTATGCGTCTGTCGCCTGGGCGAGCGCGCGGGCAAGTTGGTCTTGTTTCACCGTGCGGGTTCCGATGTGGCGCTTTGAGGCGGCCGCCCGGCGCGCAATGACTGAGCATGCGCTTACACGAGCGGCCATGATGGCGTTCGCAGGCGTGCGTAATAATGCTGAGAATTTCGTGTAGAGCATGGTTCCGTTCCGTTTATTGTTGATTATCGATGTGTGCTGCTATTGGCGTAACGATACCGCAACAGTATCTGTAACGCAATACCTAATTTCGTGTTTTCATGCATAAATCACGGAAGCGCCGCTGTTCAGCCTCGTATCCGATGAGATTTCGGTGCATCCAGACTGGCGACGCACTCCGTTTTGTCTTTCGTTCGATAGCTTCGCGCAGTGCATCGCCTTCGAGCAGGGCATAGCGCACGCGTGACGTCGTGGCGTCGCGCCAGATGACGCCTTTCGCGACGAGTGCATGCAGCGTGTCGCGTACAGCAGCGCGCGGGCGGTCGTTGAGCAGGGCGAATATCTCGTCGAGCGTGAACTGGTAGTTAGGATCCATTGCCGCGATCATGTCTTCATGAGCGACGGTCTCGGCGGTGCGTGTACTGCTGATGGCGATGTTTTTCAATTTGAGCCTCGTGCGGCGTCGATCTTGTCGAGCGCTTCTCCGATGCCGCGTGCGCTCATGTTGTATTCGTCACTGGTGCCTTCGTACATTGACCGGTGATCCCGAACCGCTGTTTCCAGTGCCCGTAACCGCTCGCACTCAGCCTCAAGCGTTGCATAGTCGGAGTGGCGAACGTAGACGCCGTTGGGGCAGGGCGCCGAGCTGGTGCCGAATCGCTGAACTGTCATACCGTCTCCATCTGTGGTTGTGTGATGCCTAGCTTTGCCGCGCGGTCTGCGCTCCATCGCTCGAATGCTGCGTTCCACATGTCCCGCTTCTGCTGGCGAAGGAATCGCTTTCCCTGATCGAATTCGGTGTGACATGTGAAGCACGCGGGCAGCGTAAAAAAGTCAGCGTTTTTCAGGCCAGCGCCTTTCCCTTCGTTCCGGTGCGCCGGCACGCATGTTCGCCAGTCGCCATTGCAGACGCCGGGGATTTGCAGGTAGCACGGCTCATTGCGGCAGGCGTCTCGCATGCGCCTGTCATCGCCAGGCTTGGCCTTGCGCGCGGTTTTCTTCATCGGCTTGCGCTCCAGCTGCTTCGTCGCGCTGCGAAAGCTGCTGAACGACGCGCCGGGCTTGCGCTTGAATGCGCTAGGCTTCAATGCAGAGCGCTTCATCGTGCCGACTCCAGCAATCCGGCGAACGGATGCGCGCGCCCATCGCAAGCAGTCCTACGCGCCTTGAATACGCCTGAATATTTGCGGTAGTGACGGGCCGATGCCTGTTGACGTGCCTCGGTGCGATCCGGCTCCGGCTTGTCGCGCTTGTTGCCGGCAGCGTAGACGGCGCCCCACAAGCCGCTCTTGCCGACCATGCGGTGCCAGTCGCAGATGTAGACCTGCTTCGGCGTCTGAGTGCGCAAGATGCGCAGATGGCGACGCACGCCGGTTTCTGCGATGCCGACGATTGCTTGCAGTTCGATCGCAGTCATCGGCTCCTGTGCGAGCAGTTCGACGATCTTGCGGCGCGTGTCGTTGCGCACGCTGTTTGGATTGAGCTTGCCTGTCATGCTGCCAACCCCTCATATCCCGGCGGTGCGCTGAGCGGCACGCCTTCTGTCGTGAGATGCGCTTGGACATACTCCAGCAGGCTATTCATGCGGCGCACCCCCATGGCCGCCGAGCTTTCCCGAATGTTCACGAATTCCCCTTCAAGGCCGGGGATCATGTCCGCGCCAATGCCGGTTGCTATCGCATGGCCGCTGATATAGAGGGTCTTCCACTGTGTAGGAGAGAGCTTGCGACCGTGGAATGTGAGGTGCTTCGCCGCGACGCCGAAAAGATGATGCAGCAGGGCGTTCTGATGGTTGCTGCGGGTCCGCTCTTGCAGCACGAGCATGTGACCGTCTGGCCGGTTGTGCACGGCATCTGCGGCTAATCGGCGGTTGTGCGGCGTCAGGAAGATGGTTAATTTGTCCATCACGCCCCCATGACCATGACTTGGCACCGGCCGCCCTTGACGATCTCGCCACGCGCGACGAATAGTTCGTCGATCTGGCTGTCGTCGTCGTACACGCCGGCATGTTCAAGCGCGTCGAAAATCGCCTTGCACCTGTTATCAAGATCGGCCGCGCGTCGGTCGCGCATGTGCAGGGTCAGCGCAACGCACAGGCGCGCATCGCCGAACTTGATGGCTTGGCGCTCGGCGACGATCTCGGCGACGCGCTGGCGGAAGTCTTTGCCTTCCTTCGTTATGTACATGCCACGCGGCGACTTACGCCAATAGCAGTTAATCGACGGCGGCAGTGGCAGGGTGAGAAACTGCGCAACGCCGGATAATGGATGGTCTGTCATGCGGCTTGCTCACCCATGAACAGATCGACCTGGCTATCGGCGATCGCGGCTTTGCAGTTCTCGACTGCCAGCTTGTAATACGACGACTTGAGTTCCGAGCCGATGCCGCGGCGGCCCATCTTCAGCGCGGTATAGACTTCGCTGCCGATGCCCAAAAACGGCGTGTAGACCAGATCGTTCGGGTTCGTCCATAACTCGATGGCGCGCTCGATCACTTCGAGCTGCAGCGGTGAGATATGGCGCTCGTCGTCGCTCTCACGTGCGCTCATGTACTGCAGCGTCTTGGACTGGTTAATGTCCATCCAGACTGGCGAGGCGAAGCGCTGCCACAGATCGACGGGGAACCCCTCGGTCGTGTGCGTGACGGGCTCCGGGTTGTCTCCCGGCTTGCGCATGATGACGAGGTAGTCGGCGATACCCTGGCGGCTCATTGCGCTGTCTTTGCGGAGTTGCTTGTAGAGCAGGCCGAGTGCCTTCGTCCGCTGCATCGCGACAACGGGGTCTTTCCAGATGCACACTTCGGAGTGGTAGATAAAGCCGGCGTCTTGGTGCGCGCGTATAATCTCGCCGCGGAAGTCTTTCAGGCCGATATAGCCGTCGCGCGCCTTGGACGTCGGCAGGTTCATGCAGTGGATCGCGACAAGCCGGCCGGGCTTCATGATGCGGATATGCTCGGCGATCAGGAACCTGTAGTGCGCCCAGAAGTCGGCGCTCGACGCGTTGTTGCCCATGTCGCGCTCCGAGTTGCTGAACACGAATAACGATTCGAACGGCGGGCTGTAGACGGTGAAGTCGATCGAGTTATCCGGCAGCGTGCGCGCGAGGTCTACGCAATCGGCGTTATAAACGCTGAAACGGTCTTGGATTTCTTGGTTGATGACGTTCATTTAGTGGCGCTCCACGTTTTGTGCGATCCATGCAGGGATTGCGATGGGCATCGTCGGGCGATAGGCTTCCGTGCCGCTCGATGCGCCTTGAATTTGCTTCCGGGTGATTTCCATCATGTGTGCGACCATTTCGTCGGCCATGATGTTGGCTTGACCCTGCTTCCGCTTGATGTTGTCTTTGACGGCGCCTTCGGTGTCGGCCGTGATGATGTGCACGCCGACCTCGCGCTTCTGCCCGAACCGGTAGCAGCGGCGGACGGCCTGATAGAACTCCTCAAACGAGTCGTTCATGCCGGCGAAGATCATCCAGTTGCAGTGCTGCCAGTTCATGCCGGCGCCGCAGATTGACGGCTTACTGACTAGCACGCGCTTCTCGCCATTCGTGAAGGCCATGATGTTTGCGGTCTTTTGCTCGGCGGTCATCGAACCAGTGACCTCGACCGCGCCGTCGATCATCTTTGCGAGGCGCTCCGATTCTTCGTTGAGGTGACACCACACGATGACCGGGCCGTCGTGCTCGTTGGCGAGGCGCGCGGCGAGCTGCAGGCGTGAGTCGAGACTTGCCTTCTTCGCTTGGCGGCGCTCGGTGAGCGACTGAGCAACTATCGGAAACAGGTGGCCTTCTGGAATGTCGCCGCCCGACACGACGTGCTCGTGCAGGTTGAGCGCCGGCAGCACGTAGCGCGCGCCGTCGAAGCCAAGGTCGGCAGGGCTGCGGATGCAGATGGCCCACGTCGCCATCCATTCCCAAAACTTGACCTTGCCGTGGCCTTTGAGTCGCCACTTGCCGGTGTCGCCGCCGTCGTGGGTAAAGAACGTAGAGAGCATTTCGACGGCAGTCATGACGCCAAGGAATTCCGCTTGGTTGCCGAGTTCCATCCAGTCATTCGGACTGGGCGTGGCCGTGCAGGAAAGCTTGTAGGGCGTGCGGCGGACTGAGTCGGTGATGAACTGGCGCGTCTTTCCGTTGACCGATTTGATGACGCTAGACTCGTCCAGCACGACGCCCACGAACGACTCCAGGTCGAAATGCTCGAGCATTTCGTAGTTCGTGATGGTGAT